AAGATATTGACTATTTCCGAAATAGCCAACATTTTGCGCAATTATTTTTCTTAAAAAATCTTAACAAAACACGAAAAGTCCGCTAACTTGTTGGTTTACACACTAATAAAATTTTCCTAAAAAACAAGATTTTTTGGTGCTTGTTAGGCATTTTGTGGAAAATAATCTGTATATTTGCTCCCGAAAAATTATCATTTCATCAAAAAAAGTACAGACTATGAATGAGAAATTACGTAAGCTCTTATCCGACAAATGTAAGGATATGGGATTAACTGACAAGGCACTCGATGAGTTGGCAACGCTCGGCTCAGAGGGTCTTGGCGATGATGTTACTGACGATGACATCACGAAGAAAGCTGACAGTCTCGCAATGTACGGCAAAGCGATGCAAGCCGAAATCACTCGCAAGACACGCAGCAAGTCGAAAACCACAATCAAGCAGCCGTCATCTGACGATGATGAGGACGGCGGTGAGGGTGAGAATGCGGCTCTGAACGCTCTTATCGCAAAGCAGCTTGCGCCGCTGAGCGAGCAGCTGAACGCTCTGAAAAGCGAGAATGATGCTCTCAAAGCAGAGAAAGCGAAAAGCGAACGCAGTGCGTTGATTGCCGACAAAGCCACGAAGCTCGGTCTCCCTGACTATTTAGTCAAGCGTCTCAACTTCGATGAAGAAGCAGACATCGACAAAGAGTTGGCGGACATCAAGCAGGAAATGGTTTCGCACAATCTAATGCCTAAGGATGCGGCGTTAGAAACGGGAGCGAAAGAAGATGCAATGAAAGCAGACGCAAAGTCTTGGGCTGAAAGTCTCCCGAACAAGTAAAAGCATCCGTAGTTTATTCACCCTTTTAATTGTGAGCATTATGGCAATCAATTTCAAAAGCACCGTCTATGACGGACACACGCCTGAGATTTGGCGTGGCGAGTGCAAGATGCTTCCTGGCGGCTTCAAGCCCGTTCAGGACTTCGCAGCAGGTACTGTGCTGCATCGTGGCACTCTGCTCTATGTTGATTTCGATGCGCTGACCGCCGCAGTCATCAAGGTCGCAGCCGTTCTTTCGGGCGGCACGACTAAGAACGTGCGTGTTGCAAAGGGCAATCTCTTTGCAGTCGGCGATGTCATCACGAAAGCAGGTGACGGCTCTGCGACACCGTCTATCGCATCGATTGACACATCTAACGACAGCTACGATGTACTCACTCTCTCGGCTGCCTACACTGGTCTCGCTGAGGGCGATGTCATCGTAGAGAGCGAAGCAGTTAGCGAAGGCTCTGCTACATCTAAGTACACCCCGAATATGATTGTGGGTGCAGTGAAAGAATTTAACGGCAAGGGACTGCCTGCAATCGATGCTGCTTATGATGCAGTCGTATTGTACCCGTCTCTCTCGTTCCCTCTCTTGGACGATTGGTTGAACGGTCCCTGCTTGAAGTCTAACCCGAACATTCTGTTCATCAAACAGTAATCGACTATGGCAAATTTTCAGTATTCTTCCATTTTCGGCGAACTGACTAAGAATGTTCAAGTTCGCTTCGATGCGGTCAGTGAGCTGAACAAAAAGCTCTTTGACAACGTGATTTTCGATGACTATCTCGATTGGGACGTTCCGTCTATCGGTCTGAACTTCGAGGAACTCATCGGAAAGTACAACATCACTGTTGCCGCACCGACCATTGGCGATATGTCGAAAGAGCCTATCTTGGGCAGCGAGGGCATTGAGACGCTGAAAGAGACTATTCTCAATCACGCAATCTCTCTGCCGATGACTATTCAGGACTATCGCAAAGTGCTTCAAATTCTCGACAGCAAGTCGCTGCCTGACAAAACGAAGACACAACAGCTCATCAACCTTATGTGGGGCAACGTGCAGACTGTTGTTTCGTCTGTTCTTGGCAAGCTCGATGTCATCTTCCTGCGTGCGCTCTCTAACGAGGGTGTCTGCGAACTTGACGATGAGAACAACCCCGAAGGCGGTGTTCGTGGCTCTATCAGCTTCAATCAGCCGTCAAGCAACATCGCAAGCGCAACCACCGCTTGGACTGACGACAACAAATCGACTGTTGATTGCTTCGAGGACATTCAAGCAGTCATCGATGCTGCGCAAGACAAAGTTGTCTTCTCGAAGATACTGCTTGCGCCGTCTGTACTCTCGTACATCTGCCGCACAACTCTCATCAAGAAGATGGTTTGGGGCAGCGACAAAGCTGCGAAGATTGTTACTCCACGTGAACTCAATGAGTATATGTTGGAAAACAATCTGCCTATCTTCGTGCCTATCCGCCGTCAGGTTCGTATTCAGAATGGCGTGAACAAGACCCCGTACACACCGTGGAACGCAAAGAACATCGTCTTCGTTCCTGAGGGCAAACTTGGTCTCGTTAAGAACGCTTGGGCGAACAACGAACTGCGTGAGGAACCAGGTGTCGCATACTCGAACTACGGACGCATTCGTGTGTCTCAGTGGGGCGCAGGCGAGACCCAAAACTCGAACGGCGTAGAGTTCACTAAGGCTGAGGCATACGCACTGCCCGTAATCACTGAGATGAACGGCATCTATACTCTCAAAACTCAGGACTAAAACGCTACGCTTATGACTAATCTTATAGCAGTAAGAAGTCTGTGCAACGCTATATGCAACACATTCTATCCTGACGATGCTACAATCAAACTTGTACTGTTCAACGAAAGCATCGATGCAGACGCAGACGCTGTGGCGAAAGACGAACAAATCTTTCGTGTCGCCGTGTCGCTCATTATGGGCTATGTCGAGAGCAGCCGCACTGAAAACGGCGTTTCGACATCTGTGCGTGAAGATGCAATCGAAGATGCAATCAAGTATTGGTGCAACATCTACGGACTTGCTGTTGAAGACGTTCTAAGCGACAGCGTGAGGGTCATCGAAGACGGAACTCACCTTTGGTAACAGAGACTATATGAGAGCGAACGGCACACTGAAATATCTGACGCTCACTGAAAGCGACTTGAATGACTATGGCGAGATAAGCGGCTCTGCTTCGCAAGAATGGAGCGATGCTATCCCGTGCAGCATCAAGGTGAACAGCGACACTCGCAAGGGAACGTATGAAGACGGCGAATTTCGTCAGGCTTCGTATGTCATTCTCATCGAGCTTTCGCAGTTCAACGCTGAGCGCATCAAGATTGAACGTCTTGGTGAAGACTTAGGTGAGCATCGTGTTCTAAGTGTCGAACCTCTCATCTCTGTTGGCAGAGTGCAGATACTCGTTTAATCGCATCGCACGACTGTATGGCTGAAATCGTTACCACACATTCTAAGTACAAAGGCGTTATCGTCAGCAAGTTCAATATGCGCAAGATACGGGACGGCTTGAAGCGTGATATGCAAGACGTGGCAAATCACATCATCAAGCAGCTGACGTACATCGGTGAAGAATGTATCAGAATAGCGAGAGAAAGCGGACAGTACAACGACATAACGGGCAATCTGCGTTCGTCAATCGGCTACGTAGTGCTGTATGACGGCAAAGTCGTGCAGCAAAGCACTGAGAAAGTGTTCAGCGGCGAGCAAGGCAACGGCGAAGCAGGACCACCTGCCGCAAAAGCGTTGCTCAAAAAGCTGCAAACGAAGTTCCCGTACGGCATCACACTCGTTGTGTGCGCAGGAATGAATTACGCAGCTTACGTTGAAAACATCTATCACAAAGATGTACTTACGAGTGCAGAGCTGCGTGCTGAAAGTCTGTTGAAAACATTACTCAAAGGCGTTGTCAAATGATTAAGACTGAAAAGCAAATCGAAAGAGACTTCTTTGCTCTGCTCAAACAGAGCAAACTTGCGAGCGAGATACGAGGGACGCTGTATCGAAGCGAGATGCGCCCGAATGACGCAGAGACGGAAGACATCGTTGTCAAGTTTCTCGCAGGTCTCGATGAGCAAGTACAGTCAGGTGTCGTTATCATCAACGTCTATGTGCCTGACATCTACTATAAGAAAGACGGTCGCAAGGTTGAAGACAAAGAGCGCATCGAGACGCTTGAAGCTCTCATTCTGCAATTTGTCAATGAGAATGATGATGTTGAGTATTGGATGCAGACTGACGGCTCACCTGCTTCGATGAGAGTAGAGAATATAGAGCAGCACGTGATTTATGCAAGAATTAAGTTTAACCGTATAACAGAATAGCATTATGGCAAAGACAAAAATCATTATGTCGTGGTCAAAGTGCAAGATTGAAGTCGGCAAGACGGGCGATGATGACGCAATGGCAACTGAGCTTACGAGCATCGGTGTCATCAACGACAAATCGACCACTCTCGCATCTGCTGACGGCGAAACGCTCACTGCGAAAGCAACGGGCGGCATCGTTGTCGCTGAGGAAGAGGGCGAGCCTGAAATCACACTTACGACCCGTGTGAAAGAGATGTCATTCGAGATTGAAAAGCTCTTTACGGGCGCAACAGTCTCTGAGGACGAAAGCGAACTCACCGTAACGACTAACGTTGTCGGCGAGGATTTCTCTGTGAAGCTGACACCGAAGAACATCGGCGCAATCGGTATCAAAATTCGCCGTGCGCACGTATCGTTCAGACCTGGAAGCTCTGAGGAAGAGGGTTCTTACGTTGACCTTACTTTCAAGGTTCTTGCTTGCGATGACGGCGAACTATATAAGAAGTTCAAAGTCGCTGCATCTGACTGGGAGTAAAACTCTTTTCTGTACGATAGACGTGTGGAGAGACACCCCTTTGCTGTTCGGTAGGAGAGAACAGCTTTCATCGTGGCGTGGAGCAGTCGGCAGCTCGTTTGGTTCATATCCAAAAGGTCGCAGGTTCGAGTCCTGCCGCCGCAACAAGTACATATTTCATTTTTGACAAAGTATGGAGCAGACGATTGAGAGCAGGGTCGCCACTGCCATTCTTGAAAAGGCGATAGACAGCATTGAGATTGAGGGCAAGACTTACGATATTGCACCGCCCTCAGTTGCAACGCTCATTCTTATATCAGAGTTGGTCTCTACGCTTCCCGTTGTAGAGCGAGTGCCGAAAGAGCAAGTCGTTTATTCTGTTTTGCACAATGCGAAAGACTTCGCTGCACTCGGCGACATCTGCGCCATACTCATTCTCGGAGCCAAAAATCTTACTGAGCAGCGTGAAGAAGTCGAAGAACAGACGTTCTTGCACTTCTTCAAACGCAAAAGAAAGGTCGTCAAGACAATAGACCGCAAGGCGGAACTCGCACGCTACATTCTTGAAAATATGCGCCCGACAACGATTTTCAACATCATCGTCAAGCGACTGCAAGATATGGAGGTCGGCGATTTTTTCGCCATTACCACTTCCCTAAGCGAGGCAAACATTCTCAAACCGACAAAGGAGGAAGTGGAAAAGTCCTAAACGACAGCATTTGGGCGACAGTTCTTGGCATTGCGAAGACATTCGGCGTATCAGAGAAATACGCACTCTACGAAATCAGCTATCAGAATGCGATAATGTATTCGAGAGCGATGCCGATGCCGAACGATGTGAGCGATGACGCAGACAGACCGCTATATGATGAGCGTTTTGATGCGAACGACCCGAACAATGCGAGATTTAACGATTTTGAAGACGAAGAAATAGTGAGAATATGACGAACGAAGACGGAACATTGAGCTTTGGGACTGCCATTGATATGAGCGGTTTCGATGAGGGTACTGCTCAAATAGAGCAGAAAGTTGGCGAACTCGGCAGCAAAGCTGAGGGTATGTCTGCGCAGATACACGAAATGCTCACGAACGTTCCGCACGTCAATATAGACATCATCACGAACGCTTCGCAGTCTCTCGCTGAAATCGATGCAGGTTTCAACGAGATAGACAAAGTTGTTGATACGAACAAAGCAGCTATCAATCAGCTCGAAGCTGAGTACAAGCGTCTCGGCAAGCTCGCAGGCGAGTACTTTATGCAGGGCGATGATAAGACTGCGAAAGCGTTGCAAGATGAGCAGCGTGCAATCAAAGCAAATATCAAGCTGCGCAAGCAGATAGTCGATGAAAGCGCAAAGACAGCTGACGCACTCGCTGAGACCGAACGCAAGCTGAAAGAAGAAGCAGCTGCGGCAGAGCAAGCGTCAGGCTCTACGATGTCGCTCAGAAAGCGTCTGCGTATGCTGCGTGAACAGCTCGTTCAAATGGAAGCAGACGGTCAGCGTGGCACCGCCGCTTACAGACAGCTGCAAGAAGAAGCAGGTGCGCTCACTGACGCTTGGGGCGATGCTACTAATCAGGCGAACATTCTTGCTCACGACCAACGTGGAATGCAGGGTATTCTCTCAGGTCTTTCAGGTCTTTCGGGTGCATTCTTAGCAGCGCAAGGCACTGTTTCGATGTTTGTCGGCGAGAATGAAGACTTGCAGAAAATTATGGTGAAGATACAGTCTTTGATGTCTATCACTATGGGTCTGCAACAAGTTCAACAGACGCTCGACAAAGACAGCGCATTCAAGCTCGTTACGCTCGCAGGTATCAAAGAGTGGTACAACAAGCTGCTCGCCGTAGGTCGTGGAGAGCAAATCGCTGACACAGCTGCTACGGCAGCAAGCACTGTTGCTACGGCTGCGAACGCTACATCTACGACAGCGAATGCAGCTGCGAAAAAAGCGCAGTCAGTCGCTACGGGCGAAGCGTCTGTTGCTACGGCTGCGAACACCGTAGGTCAAGCAGCGAACACGACAGCGGCGGTCGCAGGAACAGCTGCGAACATCGGTCTCGCAGGTGCGTTTCGTATGGTCGGCGCAGCGATTAAGAGCATTCCCGTCTTCGGTTGGATTGTCGCTGCTATCAGTGCAATCATCGCCGTTGTGTCTCACTTTATCAGCAAGGCGAACGAAGCAGACGAAGAACTCAAAGAGCAGCAAGAACTGCTCAAAGAGGGTCGTAAGGCGTACATCAACGCCGCAATGGAGATTGACAACTATCGCACGAAAATCGAGACGTTCAACGGCACTAAGCGAGAGGAAAAAGCACTCGTTGATGAGCTGAACTCGAAGTACGGCTCTGCTATGGGCTACTACAACTCGCTCTCTCAGTGGAAAGACGTGTTGAAGCAGAAAGGCGAAGCGTACTGCAATATGCTGCTCAAAGAAGCCGAAGCGCAAGCGTTGCTCACGAAAGTAACGGAAGCGTACATTCATCTGCAAGAAGTCAAAGACAAAGCAGCGAACGGCGATTATGACACGAAGTGGTACAATCCGCTCACTTGGTTTGGCGATAATGCGCAAGAAGCAACGCAGAAAGCGCAAGACGAACTCACGAAATGGCAAGACAAATACAAAGATGTGATGAAAGACGTGCAAGACATCAAGTCTTCAAGCTCGCTTGGTGGCTTCACTGCACCGTCTGCAACATCAAAATCGGGCAAAAGCGGCTCATCGTTCGACCCTGCAAAGGCGGCTCTCGAACAAAAGAAAGCTATCGATGACTATAACGAAGCAGTCAAGAAGTATCTCTCAGATGCGCAGAAAGAGCAGAATGCTCTCATCATCGAGGGTCAGAAAGACGGCTTGGTGAAGGAACTGAACACTATCAGACAATCGACACAACAGAAACTCGATGCTTGGGAAGACCAACTGAAACAGCTCGCCGAAGTGCGCAAGAACGCTCTCAAAACGGTGTATATGAGCAAGAACGGCGCAACCGAAGTCGGTTGGGCGAACTCTGACGCAGGAAAGAAAAGCATCGAACAGTACAAGCAAGAACTGCTCGAAGATGAAAATCTCTCAAAAGAGTACTATGCAGTGCGTGCGCAAATCACTGAGAATGGCGAAGCGCAGATTGCAGCCGTGCGTCAGAAATACGATGATGCACTCATCGAGCAGTTCGGCAACAAGCGACAGAAAGAAGAACTGTTGCTCAGACAGTGGTATGAGAAAATGAAGAACATACCGCCTGAATATCTCGATGAAGCAATCAGACAAATGGACGAAGCATTTTCGCAGATAGACAGCGAAGACTTCAAGAAGATGATTGATTGGGAGAGCGTCTTCGGTAATCTCGAAAATCAGAGCATTCAGTCGATTGCGCTCAATCTTGAACGTGTGAAACAGTACTTCGCAGCGAACAAAGACAGTATGTCAGGCACTGAAATCAAGGACTTTGAAGATGCAATCAAGAAAGCCGAAGACGAAATCGCTGCGAGAAACCCGTTCACTGCGCTGCACAAATCGCTGAAAGACATCGCAGCTGCGAAAGATGAGTGGGTCGCTGCGCTCGCAGAAATGAATGAGACGCAAGCAGCTCTCACGCTCGCACAGCAAGAATACAATGACGCTCTCGCTGCGAAGAACGACATCATTGAGCAGATAGACAGCGGTAAGCTGCCGCAAGACGCAAAGGAACTCACAGATGCAGACAACGCTCTGACAGCTGCGACAGATAAACTCGCAAAGGCGCAGGAAAATAACGCAAAAGCAGAGAACCGTGTTGTCTCTGCACGCAATGGCATCACAACATCATACAAGCGTTTCGCTACGAACCTGAAAAGCGTTGGCGGCGTTATCAGCGATGTCGGCGGCAAGGCGAAGAAGCTCGCAAGCGTCTTTTCTGACAACGTAGCAGACAGCATCGGCAAGGCGATAGACTTCACAACTGAGGTCTTAGACGCTACGTCTGACGTTATCTCTGCAATCGGCGATGTCGGCAAGGGCGTTGCAAAGGGCGTAGAGGGCGCAGTGAGTGCGACAGCCGCAGGAACAACAAGCGCAGCCGCCGCAGGTGCAACAGCTATCTCTACAATCGAGAAAGCGAGCGTCATTCTCGCAGTCATCTCTGCCGCTCTGCAAGTCGCTACGGCAATCGCAAACTTGTTCAACAATGACGACCAAAAGCAGAAAGAAATCGAAGCTCTGCAAGAACGCATCGACCAACTGCAATGGGAACTCGACAATCAAGATGCGATGCGTCTTGAAAACAAAATGGGCAACGCCTATGAGCGACTGAAACAGACGCTGAAAGAGACAACAGAGGAAGTGTTGAAACTGCACAGCACGTCTGACGAATACGGCAACACGTGGTCTCGTTGGCTAAAATCGCTCACATATCAGAGCGAAATCTATCAGAAATCAGTCGAGAAAATCGCCGAAGCATACGGCTCAGTCGCTTACACGGCAGACAAAGCACTCGGCGAAGCGAAGTACTCGACTGCACGTGAACAGCTTGAAAATCTCGCTCAGCAACAGTTGCTCATTCAACAGCAAATCAACAAGGAAGCGAGCAAGAAAAAGAGCGATGCGTCTGCAATAGCAGATTGGAGGCGAGACATCACAGAGATTGCCGAAGAAATGGCTTCGCTCATCAACGAGATGCTTGAAGAAATCATCGGCTATACGGCGGAAGACCTGGCAAGCGAACTCGGAGACGCATTCATCGAGGCTGCGAAGACGGGCGAAGACGCAATGGAAGCGTGGCACGAAAAAGTGAACGAAATCGTTGCTGACGTGCTGAAACGAATGCTCGTTCAAAAGTATCTTGAAGAACGCATCGGCTCAATCTTCGACAAATACAAAACGAAGTGGTTCGGCGCAAATGGCGATGAGTACAACGCTCAGGCGGTCATCGAAAGTATGGGCGATTTTGCCAACGACTTGAACAAGGTCGGCGATGAGTTCGAGCAGATATACAATCAGCTGCCTGAACAGCTGCAAAGCATCTTCACAGAGACGGCTGAGCGTGAGGGCGAGAGCAAGGGCATCGCTACGGCTTCGCAAGACAGCGTTGATGAAAACAATGCACGTCTGACGACCATACAAGGGCATACGTACACGCTCGTTCAAGGTATGTCAGAGCTGAACGCTACGAGCAATCAGATTTTGCTGCGTGTTACGGGCATCGAGAGCAACACGAAAGAAGCGAACTCGAAGCTCGATGCGATGAACACACGCATTCGCAATATCGAAAATTCTGTTGATGACATACAGACAAAAGGAATACGCATAAAATCTTAGGTATGACACTTAATGAGTTGCTGAACAAAATCTATGAAGACGGCACCGCTCTCGGAGCGTGTGCATCGTTCACTCGACAGACAACGCTCAATGGCATTGTCGAGATGCTATTCTCTGCGCAGGGCATCGAGTTTTGCACGAAGTACAGATTTCCGTCTATCGATGTGCTGCGTGAGTTCAACAAGTATCACATTGATGAGTTCAACGTCTTCATTGACGCAGGAGAAATCACGCTCACAGACGTGCAGCGTGTCTTCTTGATTGGCGACACTACGGCGCACGTTCGATGCGCTCAGACGCAAAATTACAGCGTCTGTTTGATGCACGGCGCACGTGCCACAGTTGATGCTGACGGCTTCGCAGTCGTGCGCATCGAGAAAGATAAACGCTCGAAAATCGAGACGCACGCACACGCACACGCAAAGTTCTTGAAGTAATACGCAAAGAAGATGAAATACGAGGGCAAACTATTTATCGATGACAAAGACGCTGTACTCGAATACGGAGTCTTCATTGAGCAGTACGGTCTTGGCGGTCTCATTCAGATGCCGTCATTCAAGAAGCTCACATCGACAGAGTGGCCTGAGGAAAACGGCTCAGAGGTCGATTTGCTCTCACCCGTGCTTGACACGAAGCAGTTTCAGCTGAAATTCTGCATCTTGAACGTGCGCTATGCGAACGATTTGTTCAGCGACTTGGCTGACGGCGCATATCACACATTCCGCTTCACTGAACTCGGCAAGACGTACACGCTCAGAATGCTGCAAAACGGCTCGTTCACGCAGTGCATCGAGAAAGGCAAGATGACGCTCACGTTTGCAGACGATTTCCCGACAGTGCCAACGCAAGACGTATCTGAGCTTGACACGTCAGACGTGCGACAAATCGGTTACAGCATCGATGATGTCGAGTTCTACGAGTTCGGCTCGTTCGTACTGAAAGGCACAGACGAAAACATTCAGAAAGCGGCGAATGTTCGTGAGAACCTGAAAATCGATGTCAGCACGCTCGCAGGACTGAAATACGATGCAAGCGAAGTGCGTTTCAAGACGAAAGACGTAACGTTGAAGCTGCTCATCGACGCACCGTCAATCACAGAGTTTTGGAAGCGTTGGAACGCTCTCTTTGCAGTGCTTATGCAGCCCGAAGAACGTGTGTTCTACTATCGTGCGCTGAACGCTGAATACGACTGCTACTATAAGAGCAACAGCGTGTCGAAATTCGAGATACTGCGCAGCGGCAAAGTGTGGTGCGAGTTCAACGTTGTGCTGACGTTCACGAATTGGAACGCTGAGACATCGTGGATGCTGCTTGCGACAGAAGACTTCAACTGGGTCATCACAGAAGACAGCGAAGACCCTGCACGCATTCTCGTAAGACCGAAATCGGGCATCTCGCTGCTCATCTCAGAAGACGGCGCATTCATCATCACTGAGACTGACGACAACAAAATTTATCTCAATAACGCATAAATTTAACAGCTTATGGCAGACCAAAAAATCAGAATTTCAGAGTTGCCGAAATCAACTTCGACTGACGGGTTGATGACAATCGGCGTGAACTCATCGAACGAGAGTGTGCGCATTCCGCTCGGTGACTTGTTGGCAGATTACAACGCTGCCATAACGAAGTCAAACACTGCAACAAGCACTGCGAACGCAGCGAAGACGGCGGCTGCATCTGCAAGTAGCGCAGCGAGTGAAGCTAAGACAACTGCAACGAACGCAAAAAGCACTGCGGAAGCCGTTCAGTCGAAGCTCGAAAGTCTCATCGCCGCAGGGTATGTGTACGCAGGTGTCATCACATCGACAAAGACTGTTGCTTGCTCTGAGAGTGCGAACTTGATGTATCTCGTTGCACCTAATCTCGACAACGAGACAGACACAATCACAGTTACAATCAACAATACGAGCGGCACGAAGCTCGCAGCGCATACATACGAGAATTGGGAGCTGCACGTCTTGACGCTCACGACTGCAAACGGCTACTCTACGACAGACACGCATCTGCGTTTGTGGGGCAAAATCAAGAACTTGATGACAGACGAAGACAGTCTGCCTGAGGCTGTTGCTGAGCTTGAAAAGCCTGACGGCACGAAAGCAGAGACAGTGCTTGCTGCTATCAAGGCGAACACCGAAGCAATCAAGTCATCTGCAAGCAGTGCAACGCTCAATGCACGTCTGTTCGTGAACGCATCGAAGCTGCTCAATCTTTCTTCGAGTACGACACTCGCAGGTGTGCTTGCGAAGATTGATGCGCTCGATGATGCAGGTCTCTACGAGATTTCAGGCGTTGTCATCACGTTTGAGGGCGCAAGCGGTTGGGAGAGTTGGCAGTACAGCGGCAGCGACAAAGTTGATTTTCAGAATACTGACTATTGGCAGAAATTCGGCGGCTCTGCGTCTGTTGGCAACTGCTACAACGTTACGAACGATGTGCCGAAGTCAGGCTACTACACACTCGAAACCGCCATTGCTACGGCGTACTCTAAGGGGTACACGAATGTCGGTATTCAGATAACTTTCGCAATCGCAGAAAATTCGTGGAAGACATATCAGTACATCGGCGAAGACAGCACAGAGACGAACTTCAAGAACGAAAACAATTGGCTCGACCTCGCAGGAATGTCGGCAGGTGCAGAAACGCTCATCAACGTTGATGCGCTCTGCGGTGCTTGCACGTCTGCGTCTTATTACACGCTCGAATATGCAATCGCAGCAATTCAGTCGCTCGCTTCTTCAACGGGTATCACATACGCAAAGAGCGGTCTCGTTATTACGTACAAGACGGGCGAAAACACCTGGGAGACAAAGCAGTTCAAGGGCGTTGAAAGCGACTTCGGCGAAGCAGCTCTTTGGGCAGACTTCGGCGGCGGTGGCTCATCTGACATCGAACTCTCTGACACACCTGCAAAAGACGAACAGAAAGCATTCTCAACGGGCGGCGCATACAACAAAGTACCTGCCGACCTTTCAATCAACACTGAGACAACGGGCGTTGTGAAGCTCAAAATGGTGAACGCAGGCGGCGAAGATGTCGGCAACGAAGTGCAATTCTCAGTCGGCACGGGAACGGGTGGCGACAGCACGATTGTATCATTCATTCCTGAAAACTCGCCGTTCTATGCGAAGTCAGGTGGTGAAGTCATATTGAAAGCAGCCGTGCGCTCTGTTACGACATCGGGCAGCACTGAGACGCTGAACACTATCGAGAAAGTCGAACTCTACGACAGAGACACTTCGCAGTTGTTGCAGACATTCAAGCTCAATCAAGCATCATCGAGCGACCCTGACACGTATGATTTCAGCTTCGATTTGTCTTCGTATTTCTCGCAAGCAGGAACGATGCGCTTCAAGTTCATCGTCTATGATGACACAGACAACACTGGCTCTCGCAATGTGAACGTAACTGCGGTTGACGTTACAATCAAATCAGAGCAGACACTGAACTACACAGCATCAACGGCTGTTGTTGTCGGCGGTACAACGAAGACGCTGCCGATGTATCGCTTTGCGAACAATGCGAGCGACAACGGCATTCTCTGCACGACTGAAATCTATCTTAACGGCAAGTGGGTAACCATTGGCACAGCGACAATCGCAGACACATACTCGCATTCAATCACTATCAACCCGAACAACGTGGACGGCAACGGCACTGCGCTCAAACACGGTGCTTATCGCTTGCGCATACACGGTGAAGACATCTCATCGGGCGTTGTCGGCAACTATCTGCACACTGCAATTATGTGCGTAGATACGTCAAATGAGACACCAATCGTTGTTTCTCGCTACTACACAGAGAGCGAAGACGGCACAGTGAAGCAGTATGAGAGCGTGAGCATCGATTTCGCTGCATATCACGCTACGGAAACGCCCGTATCGGTCGAAGTCTATGACGGCGATGACTTGAAGCAGACAACATCTGCGGCACGCACAAAGACATATACCTACACGCAGCGTGTTGTCGGCGTGAAGACAGACGGCTCTGTTTCACTGAACATCAAGTTCAAGGCGACAGTCGGCACGAAGTCTGCAACGAGCGATGCAGCCGTCTATACTGTGAGCGGCACGCTGCTCGACATCGAGAGCGTATCAGCACAGCTTATGGTTGACATCGATATGTCAAGTCGCTCGAACTCAGACAGCGACAAAAGCATCACATCGGGCGATTACACGCTCACTGTTGTCGGCTCTAACTACTCGACTAACGGCTTCGTTAAAGACAGCTACGGACAATCGACCTACGGCACAGACGCTGACACGGGCATTATGGCACTGCGCATCGCAGAAAATGTTACTGCTTCGCTCGATTACAAGCCGTTCAATCAATCGGCTATGGAGACGAACGGTCTCGCTGTTCAGTTCCGCATTCGCACGAAGCACATCGCAGACGATGACGCAAAGCTCATTTCGTGCATCTCAAACGGCTTCGGCTTCTTCGTTACGGGAAAGAAAGTCGTGTTCACGACAGACAATCAGGCAACAGTGGCACACACAATCGATGCTGCGCTTGCCGAAGACAGCATCACAGACGTTGCAATCGTCATCGAGCCGACATCTCAGGCACCGTACTCAGGCATCGGCGTTGTAAAGATGTATTTTGACGGCGAGCTTATCGGTGCATCGTACTACGAAAGCGGCTCACTGACGAAGCACGCCACACCGATTACGTTTGACGGCACGTATGCAGACTTGTATCTCTACAATCTGCGTGCTTGGGAGACGTACTACTCTTTCGAGCAATGCTTCAACAACTACTTGTTGAAACTCGCCGACACAGACACGATGATTACAGAGTATGAGTTCAATCAGGTGATGTCATCTCAGGCGGCAGAGGGTAAGAGCGCAATCAACAGACCGCAAGCAGCATCGCTCTATGCTATCGGTATTCCGTATTTCGTCATCTGCAAGAACGCAGACACAGAGGACACGACAGAGAATTATCCTGACTATCTCGAAACGCTCAACGGCGACAAAAAGACGAAGTGCATTGTCGATTGCTACGCTTATTTCCCTGACAGACCGTGGCAAGACTTCAAGGCTCTCGGCGTAACGATGACCAATCAGGGAACGACATCTTCGATGCGACCTATCAAGAACATCAAGATGAAGTTCAAGTCTGCCACGATGTCGCTCATTCACTCTGAGAGCGACTATTCGGGCGATGAGCTGACGAAATATCAAGAATGCGCTAAGAACATCGCAAAGAACAGAGTGCAGGTGAAAGAGGGCGGTATGCCAACGAACATCATCACAGTGAAAGTCGATTACTCAGAGAGTGGCGGTGCGAACAACGGCGCATCTACGAATATGTACAACGACTTGCAGCGTGTTCTTGGCTCTGCTTATATGACACCTGCTCAGAATGCGTACACGGGCGATTACGAGCTGAACACGTCAATCGACAGCATACCGTGTGCGTTCTTCCGCACTGACAAAAACTCGGCTGACGCTACTTCGCCGTCAAACGGCTACTTTCACGCAAAGGGCAATTGGAACTTCGACAAAGGCGACCCGAAAGTGTTCGGCTTCGAGGAAGTCGCAGGCTACAATGACGGCTGCTTGAATTACGGTGAGTTCACAGAGCTTATCGCAGAGCGAGACCAATCGCTTGACGATTTCGACAGCTCGATTGATAAGACTGCGTGGGACACTGCGACAGTCTATGTGCTGAGCGAGTTCTGCGGCCCTGAACACAAAGTGTACCGCTATCAGAATGACGCTTGGACTGAGACAACGGGAACAATGACCTACACTTCGGGCAAATGGCGCATCTCAGGCGATGTCGTGAACCCCGTAGAAAACTACGAGCTGCGTGCATACAACGCTCTCGACTGGTTTCAGGGTTGCAACAGCGTTGATGACCTGCTCGAACTCGACAGCAAAGGCAAGCCGATTTGGCTCACTTACTTCGAGAGCCGCTATCCTGACGATGACGATTTGAACGCTGCATACGAAGACGGTCGCAAAGTGCCTTATCAGCTCTATCGTTGGCTGCGCTTTTGTCAAGAATGCAATCATCATCTCACGGCAGATGACGGCGACATCACGCTTGACGGCAACACAGTATCAGGAACGGCTGCGAACCGCTTGTTGAAGTGGAAGCACGAACTGCACAACTATGCGAACGTGCATTCAGTCATCTGCTATCACATCTTCACTGACTACATCGCAGCTGTTGACCAACGCTCGAAGAATATGATGGTCGGCTTCTATCTCGACACTGACGGCGTTGTGCGAATGTATCTCAATCATCTCTATGACGGCGACACAGTGCTTGGTTCTGACAACGACTGTGGTCTGACAATTCCTGCGCTGCTCGACCCGAACAACGATGAGCAAGGCTTCTATCAGGGACACGACAGCGTGCTGTTCGTGCAGACTGCCGCCGCCGATTACATTTGGCTCAAAGACTATTCGTCAGACAGCGACACGTCAGACAGCACGAAGACAACGACTGTTGCAACGATTGCAGCCGCAATGCGCTCAGTCGCTCTGAGCAGCGGTCTGAAACTATTCTCGCCTGACGGACTTGAAAAGTATTGGATAACAGACCGCCTATCGAAGTGGCCTAAGCTCGTTTCATCGTTTGACGGCTTGCGCAAGTACGTAGAACACTCTGTTGCCAACGACAACTACTTCTACGCTCTGCACGGTCTATCAATACAGCGACTGAGAGACTTCATTAAGACACGTTTCCGTTTCAGAGACGGCTTCTATCAGTGTGGCTCTACGTTCGACAGCGCAGCGTCTATGCGTTGCACGGGCACGAATATGAGCATCACAATCACAGCTGCGAAAGACGGCTACTTCGGTCTCGGTGTCGATACAGCATCGAGCGCACGTGAGAGCGTCTATCTGAAAGAGGGTGAGACTGCAACGCTGCACTCTAACAACACGAACACGGGAAGCGGCGTTATGCTCTACGTCTTCGGTGCAGACCGCATCGGAACGCTCGACCTGACGAATGCGACACCGAAGCAGAGCGGTTGGGACATCTCAGAGTGTGTGCTGCTTCAAAAGCTCATCATCGGCGGCGAAGAATACACACCTGCATCTGACAACGGCGATGAGCTGAACACGCTCAATCTCGGTCAGCTGCCGTTCTTGACACACATCGATGCACGCAATCTCAGCTCGCTCACTTCGATTGATGCAACATATTGTCCCCGACTTGAAGAAGTCTATGCGCTCGGCACTGGCTTGCAGTCGTTCACGGCGGCAGAGACATCGCCTATTGCGAAGCTGCAACTACCTGACACGATGACTGCGCTGACGCTCGTCAATCTGCCGTTGCTCTCTTACACGGGCGATGCAGACACTGACGGACTGACATTCGAGGGACTTTCTGCAATCACACGTCTCTCGCTCTCAGGTTGCCCGAAAATCGACACGTACACGCTGCTCAGCAACATCGTTGCAGACGGTGCGAGCATCACTGCGCTCAGCGTGCCTGACATCACGGTAACGGCTGACACGACCATTCTTGACGCATTGATGAGTTCAGGCGCAGTCGGCATCAACACCGACATCGACAACGCTTGCGATGGTCTGAGCGGCACGTGGACGCTTGCGCATCTCGTAGAAGACGATGTGCTTGCTACGTTGCAGACTTATTTCCCGAAACTCACAATCAACAACTCGCAATACACAATGATTGTGTTCGATGACACAGCGAGCGACCCTGCGAACATCACCAATCTCGACAACGGCAGCACGTACAACGATGATGACGGCTACGTTCCGTCAGGACACATCACGAAGATACGTGCGAAGCTCATTCCCGTGAAAGGCAAGCTCAACGAAGACAGCGGCGTATGGGAGGGCGTGAAAGTCAGCGAGAGCAACTATCAGAAACTCGCAGACGGCTCAGACTTCGACTATACAGACAGTCTCGGTGACGGCTTCGATGTGATGATGCGCATTCCGCACTGTTGGTACAAGGGCATCAACGACTTCAAGAACCAAAAGAAGTACATCGCTTGGAGCAGTCTCGACACAGAGCCTATCTCGACATCAACGAAAATCAACCGCAAGACGCTCTCTGACATCTTATATCAGAGCGGTGTCGCAGTCATCGTTACGAAGATAACTGAGGGCGAAAGCGTGCTGACAGATGACGGCATTCTCGCTGCAACGAGCGGCTACAACACGTATCAGCTCGATGTAGAGGGTATGAAGCAGGTGCGTTGGCCTGGACTGAACCACTCGACAATCGGTGCTTGCTTCTTGAACGAAGACGGCATCATTATCTCTGCTTACAATATGGCAATCTCGAACACGCTGTTCGACTTCGTAGAGGGCGATTACATCTTCATCGATGTGCCTGACGGCGCAAAGACGTTCGTTTTCTCATCTGCGAGCGGCAACAGCGAGCTTGAAGCAATCGCAGTCGATAGCAAAGAGATTGAAGCAATCGAACCCGATTGGGTGGAGCAAGAAGAATGCTTGGGCGGCGTATATGAAGCGAGTGTCGATAGCTTGTTGCAGCTGCGCTCAATCTCAGGTGCGACAGTGAAGACGGGAACGGGAACATCTACGACATCGACAGAGTGGACGTATGACAGCAACGGCGACCCGACAAACACGCCCGTCAGCACGCTGAACTACACGCAGAAAGACTTCCAAAACATCTCTCGCAGACGTGGAGCAGGCTTCCAACTCATCGACTACGAAATGTCGAAGTTCGTTGCTATTCTCTACTATTCGTATGTCGGCAACAGAGATGCGCAGCTGCTCTGCGGCTACGGCAAGTCATCAGGTGGAACTACGGGCTACAAAGACACGCTCGGCAACGCCAACTCTGTTCGTGGAACAAGCAATGACGGCAACAAGATACTCGGTTTCGAGGGCTTTATGGCTTGCACGTATGAGTGGATGGACTACGTTGCACGAAATGTCGCATCGTATGAGAGCTTCTATAAGAACGCTTGCATCGGCGGCTCATCTGACAGCGTTAACCATAAGTGGCACATCTACGACCCTATCAAGAAGACAGAGCGTGTCGTTACGGGCATCACAACGTCAGACGGCTACTGCATCGCACGTGTGAAGCACGGTCGTTACTGCGATACTATTCCGTCTAAGTGCAGCACAGATAAGAGCAAATATGCTACTTACTACTGCGACGGAACGTGGTACAATCAATCTACTGGCCGTGTCGTTGGTCGTGCGAGCAGCAATGCGTATGCGGTCGGCGGTCTCGCCTATGCGGACTCGAGCGGCGCATCATCGTACTCGGGCACGTACTTCGGGTCTCGGCTCGCCTTCAGGGGTGAAATCTCCATTGCCGAATAAAGCGTCAAAGCGCAAAGCGTGGCGGTAATTTTTAATTTAGTGAAGAAGAAATATGAAAAGCAAAACGAAAAGCGAAAGCGCAGAGCGTGGGCGTGCTGAACGCCCACCACCTGCGAAGCTCTGAAACTGACGGCAGAGGGGTTCAGTGCCGTGTCGTTGGTCGTGCGAACAACAATGCGAATGCGAACGGCGGTCTCGCCTATGCGAACTCGAACAACGCATCATCGAACTCGAACACGAACAACGGGTCTCGGCTCGCAAACAGAAAGTTGAAGAATATAAATAATCGTCTCTACGGCAAACCGTTACGAGTTGGCGGACAGCTGAGGGCGAGAACCCTGCGCCACGACAAAAGCGAAGTCGCTAAGCGGCATCGGAAAGTCGAAACATCACGATTGGTTGGTAGAGGTTGGTAGGACTTCTTTTTATGAGACAGTCTCGAAGACCTTAGACCAAAGAACCTGAAGGCGGACACACAAAAAGAGTGCATCAATGAAACGCATCGGCTACGTCATCGAAGAAATAACAGAAAGAGCAAATCTCGAAATCTCTTTCGATACGGTCGTTCACGGCACGCTGCGCAAGAACTTGCGTGAGGGTCGTTGGCTGTTGCGTCATCGTGAGCAGTTCTTGGATAGTGTCGCCGAAGAGATAAAGACGGGCAAAGTTGATGTCGGCAGGTGGCACCCGAAGCTCATTCGTGAGGGCGGCAAAGAGCGTAACATTCAAGTCTTCGATATGAAGACACGCATCAAGATAAACGCTGTTATGTCGGTCGTTGATAAGCATCTGAAAAGACGCTTTATACGCACATCGGGCGCATCAATCAAAGGTCGTGGACTTCACGACTTGAAGCACTACATCGAGCGAGATATGAAACAAGACGCTGCGAATATGCGCTACGTCTATAAGTTCGACATCAAGAAGTTCTACGAGACAGTGCAGCAAGAATTTGTGTGCGACTGCATTCGCAGAGTGTTCAAAGACAAACGTCTCATCTCGATACTCGAAGATTTTGTCAGACTGCTTCCCGAAGGATTGTCAATGGGAATGCGTTCTTCGCAAGGTCTGTGCAATCTTCTTCTTTCTGTGTATCTCGACCACATTCTGAAAGACAGATACGGCGTGAAGCACTTCTACCGCTATTGCGATGACGGTGTGATTTTCTCTGCGAACAAGATTTATCTGTGGGAGTGCAGAGACGTGTGCCACGACTGCATTGAAGCGATAGGACAGCGCATCAAGAAGAACGAGAGCGTGTTTCCGATAAGTCTCGGACTTGATTTTCTCGGTTACCGCATCTTCACAACGCATTCGCTGCTCAGAAAGAGAGTGAAGAAGACATACGCAAGAAAGTTCAAGAAAATCAAAAGCCGCAGACGCAGGCAAGAATTAGTCGGTTCGTTCTACGGAATGGCTAAGCACTGCAACGCACGGCATTTAATGAAAAAGTTATTAACAGATGCTGAAATGAGAAAGTTTTCAGAAATGGGAGTGTGCTACACTCCTGCTGACGGCAAGAAGCGTTTTCAAGGCAAGACCGTGCGTCTCGGTGAGATTGTGAACAACGAAATCGAAATTCACGATTATGAGAGAGATGTCAAGACTGCTCACGGCGACCACCGCTATTTGGTGTCGTTCCGTGATGTCAAGACGGGAGACTTCGGCAAGTTCTTCACGAACTCTGACGAATTGAAGTCTATTCTCGACAAAATCGCAGAAATGGAAGACGGTTTCCCGTTTCAAACAATCATAAGAAGCGAAGTCTTTGACGGCGGCAAATTCAAGTACAAATTCACTTAAATCAAGCAGAGCAATGAACAACAGTTTTTATAAGCAATACGGAGCTTCGGAAGCTCAAAACGGAGTTGTTGTCATCAACACGAAGAACGCCGCAGTGTTCTACGGCTTCGCAAAAGACGCTGACGATGATGAGACGGGCTACAACTGGCGCAAGAACTACGACCACGTGCCGACAATCGCAGAAATCAAGTCAGACATCTTCGCACTCATCAACGCACTGACAGATGCGAAGATACTCAGCGGCTACGAGTGGAACTCGAAACCCGTCTATCTCTCGACAGAAAATCAGTTCAATTTCAAGGCTGCATACGACCTCGCAGTGCAGACTGAGGGCGAAACGCTGCCGCTGAAACTCAAACTCGGCGAAGATGCTGACGGCAACGCAGTGTATCACACATTCAAGTCTCTCACAGCATTCGCAGACTTCTACACGTCTGCAATCGCTTACATTCAGACAACACTCAATGACGGTTGGGTGGAGAAAGACGGCATCGATTGGACTGCGTATGAGCTTCTTGAACAGTAAGAACTACGATGAAGTGAACGGGTGCGGTGTGCGCTTAGGTTGGCTCGGTGTCATCAAGCCGCCGCACCACAAATTCTTCAACACACAATGCGAGCTGCACGATGAGCTGTATAATCTCGGCGGCGATGAGCAAGACCGCAAGCGAGCAGACAAACGCTTGTTCGATGATATGCTCAGACACTCGATTGAGTATTACAGCGAGAGCGCATTCAAGCAATGGCGCTACGTCAGCATCGCACTCGCATACTATTTCGCAGTGCGTCTTTTCGGGCGCAGATACTTCAACTATAAATAACACTCACGATGAGAATATCATTCACAACAACAGACAGCACTTGGGCAACGCTCAGCAACGAAGAAATCGACTTCTTAGAGTATTACTCAGTGAGCGAAGACGAAACTACGGGCGTGTACTCAGTAACAATCGGCGTGCTTGAAGATGACAACAGCTATCGTTACAGAGCGTTGATGCAGAAACCGCAGATAACGCTGAAATTCTCGCTTCCGTTCTATGTCGAGATACCCGTTGGCGCACAGTGCGAATATCAAGGCGAGACGTACTATCTGAACACGCCGCAAAACATCAAGAAGAACGGCACCCGACTGCTCGAATACACGCTCACGCTCGGCGGTCTCGAAGACAATATGTCGCTCTACAAGCTGCGCAATACTGTTGACCGCCGCTTGAAGTGGTCGATGTGTGCAACGCCGAAAGAGTTCATCGAAGAAATCGTGAAGAACCTGAACGAGCGAGACGGCGATGACGTGTGGTCAGTTGGTGAGTGCATCGATGCGAACCCGAAGACAGTCGAGTTCAACCATACGAACATCGACAGCGCATTGCAGTCAGTCGCAGACACGTTCGAGACAGAGTGGGAAATCAACGATTATGTCATCTCTCTGCATAAGGTAGAATACTACAAAGATGCGCCGCTCTCGCTGAGCTACGGCAAGGGAAACGGCTTCGTGCCTGGTCTCGGTCGCAGCGCAGCGAGCGATGACAAACCAATCAAGCGTCTCTACGTGCAAGGCGGCGAACGCAATATCGACAGAGCGAACTACAAAGACAGCAACGGCAATCTCGCAGACAGCGCAGCACTGTTGCTGCCGAAGTCGCAGACGTTGGAGTATGAAGGCAGACAGTACACGTCTGACGCAGACGGCTACTATATTGAACGTTCAGATACCGTAAGCGATGCAGTGAAAGAAGACAGTCTCGACTGCTCGGAGACTTATCCCTCACGCATCGGTACGGTGTCGAGCGTTGAAGTCATCAACGAGAGCAAGAACTTCTATGACATCATCGACAACAGTATTCCTGACGCTCTGAACTACTCTGACTGCTTGATTGAGGGCGAAACGATGACTATCATCTTTCAGACTGGTATGCTTGCAGGAAGCGACAAAGAGTTTGAAGTAACGTACAAGCACAGCGAGCGCAGGTTCGAGATTGTTCCACAAGAAATTGACGGCGTTACGATGCCGAACGAGACGTTCAAACCCGTTGCAGGCGACACTTACGCAATCTTCGGCTGTATGTTGCCGCAATCGTACATCTGCGACAACGACAGTCAGACGGGCGCATCTTGGGAGATGTTCAAAGAAGCAGCGAAGTATCTCTACGAGAATGAAGACCAAAAGTTCACATTCTCAGGCACGCTGCAAGCACTGTGGGCGAAGCGCAATTGGGTGAACGTAGGCGGCAAGCTCAAAGTCGGCTCTTACATACACTTCACAGATGAGCAGTTCGCAGCTGACGGCGTTGATATTCGCATCGTAGGCATCAAGGATTTCCTTACATCACCCTACTCTCCTACAATCGAAATCTCGAACTCTGTATCAGGCTCATCGCTATCGTCTCAGCTGCAAGAAATCGCACGTCAGGAAGTCATCATCTCAGAGCAAAAGAAAGCACTCATTCAGTTCACGAAAAGACGCTTCAAAGACGCTCAGGAAACGATGACGATGCTCGAAGAAAGTCTGCTCAATTACTCGAACAGCATCAATCCGATAGCAGTGCAGACAATGGGACTGCTCGTTGGCGATGAGAGCTTGCAGTTCAAGTTCGTCAAGGCGGTAACGGACAGCGAGGGGAATGTCACCTACGAAGATGACACAGACTTTGCAATCACATACGACAACGAAAACAAGCAGCTCTCTGCAAGCGGCTCAATCTTGCAGCACCTGACGCTCGGCATCGACAGCATCAAACCCTCACACGATGCAAGCGAGTACAAGCGTTGGACGATGACTGCTTACGTCTCGGCTGCTCTCGATGACGCATCTGCGAAGTACTATTTCTATGCGAAGTGCAGCAAGACAGATGAGACGGGAGAGTTCCTGCTATCTACGAGCGCAATCGAAATGGAAAGTGTGAGCGGCTACTATCACTTCTTAGTCGGCATTCTCAATTCTGAGTATGAAGATGAGCGCAGCTTTGCAGAGCTGTACGGCTTCACTGAGGTGCTGCCTGGTCGCATCACGACAGACCGCATCGTTTCGACTGACGGTTTGAACTTTCTCGACTTGGCGAAGAATGCGCTGCA